GGACCACCCGTTGCCGTTCTGGAGCACGATGTCGCCCACTGCATAGCTGGTTGATGTTACCCAGTCACCTCGGAAGACGTTGCGCGTCGCGCCGCCTTCCGGCTTGTTTTCGCCAGCGATCTTCTCCCAATCTACAACGCCAGAACTGATGGTGACGCTACCGTCTGGGCCGTAGATGTTAAATGCGCTGCCGTTCCATTCAGCCCCACTCGACCCAGGCGTGCCGATGCGCCACTTGTAGGCGCTGTCGTGATAACCCATCCAGAAGCCAGTGCCGCTGGAGTAGCTCGTTGCGCCGCCTTTGATGAAGCCGTCTGCAGCTAGGGTAAAATTACCCCCTGTTATAGTGCCTAAATTAGCACTAATGGAAGCCAAGTTTTGAGCGTTTATCTTTTCAGCAGTTACTGAGTTAGCAACTAAATAAGAGCCATCTCTAGTAAAAGCCCACTCTTCGCCGTCCCAGCCCCATAAACCTCGCTGGCCCGTAGATTCGTCTACGTCTAGCCACACCCCTGTTTCACCATTAACTGCCTCTGGGTTTTCAGGAAGTTCTGTTACTTTTAAAATGCCACCTGTTGCCAGAGGTATAGTACTAACGGAGCTAGATATATTAAGACCGGTAGTTCCAAACGTGTCGTAAAAGGCAACCTTAAAATAATGAGGAATGCCTGGTTGTAGGCCTGTTTTCATAAAGGCATTGTCTTTGCCTTTATAAACTTGAAGATTAATCTCGCTGGGGGTATACCCCATCCAAACTATCATGCCTTCTAAGTCTGGATCCTTAGGGCGCTCAGCCGAAATACTAATTTGACCTGGGCCTGCTTCTAGGCTAACCCCTTCTGGAACTCCAGGGGCTGGATTATTGGCTATTAATTCTGCCCAATTGGCAGATTCGCCACGCCAAGAATGTGCCTTTACTTTAAAAGTAAGGTTACGATGAGGCCCGTTATCAGATACGTTCTGATTATATGTATATGTATAGCTATTAGTTAATACAGGAATCTCGCGTAAAAGTGTAGTACCCGTATAAACTTGTACAGTATACTTAACTGCCCAATCAAGTCTGTCCCAAGTAATAGGACAGTCTGGGCCTAAAAAGTCGGGGTCTAGCCTAAGATTTTGTATATCCGGTTCTACTGCAGATTGCTCCACCTCATACGTAATGGTAGATACTGGCCCACGTAGTCCAATAGCATTTTCAGCTACTACGGAAATCTCGTAGGTACCAGCGGGTACATTGTCTATGTCATAAGAAGGATCATTAGCTATATCAGTAACGTCATTATCGTCGCCGCGACGCCAAGTAACAATGTATCTAGCAGCCCCCTCTTTTGGAGGAGTCCAGCTCACAAATATTCTAGTAGTGTACTCTAAATCATTAAGTTTCTTTATGTCTGTAACAGCTTGAAGATTAGTTACCTGACTTGGACGAATATTAATCTGGCTAACAGGTCTCGGTTCTAGCTTTAAGTTCTGCTCAATAGCAGCGTATTTACCGGGTACGTGCTCAATGGCTGAAATTTCTACAATACCAGGGTCGGATTCTAATACGCTGATAACACGCCATAGCTCTGGAACTAGAGTTTGAGTTTGTAGTATCCAAACCGCATTGGCTTGAGGTACTTGAGCCAATGCGGAGTCTAGTGTAATTGTACTGGTTTCTGAATCTGTTGTGCCTATCCAAGAAACAGATTTTTCTTCAATAACCCCAGCAGGGAGCATTATAGCTACAGTATAAGATTTGCCGGGTTCTAGGGTAACCGGAGCATCTAGTGTAAGTGAAGTAGTGGTTGCACTAAGTATTCTACCACCAAATCTCTCACCGGCTCTGGCGGGATCTGTTGTTTGGATAATTTCGCCAGGCATTACGCCACAGCCTTCTAGTCCAGTTTTGAAAGTAACGGTATCAGTTTCTTCGCGCTCAGTTAAAAGTATCCAGCGTCCTAGCCTATTAGCCTGTGACCTACTGGTACAGCCCATAGCTGTTACTTCTATTTCGCGAATACCTAGGCGTAAAATACTCTCCCTATCCTCTACATACTCGACAGTTTGTTTGTACAAGTTTTCGGGGTCATTCCAAGAAACTAGTGCTACGGTATGGCGCGCCTGTTTGGCGGAGCCTGCATACTGAAATACACCGCCTTCAATATTACTAGGGGTAAATAATTTAACCGGATTACTCGGCCTATCTTGAGAGCAGAAAATTGTATTGCTATGCCAGTAGACAATACCTCTAAAAATAGAAGCCAAATTCATTAAAACTTTTAAGGCCTCCTCTCTAGTATTTAATAATAGATTGCAAGTAAATCTGGGTTCTTGTCCGCCGCGTCCGTTAGACACCAGTTCGTCACAATATTGAGCAATTCCATATAAAGTCCATTTATCAATACTCTGAACATTGATATAGTCTCCCAGCCCATACCTTTCATTAGTTGCCAAGTCATACCAGCACCAGGCTGGGTTATCTGTCCAAGCTACCTTAAAAGTACCATTCCATAGGCCAGAATACTGCCTAGTTATAGGGTTGTAGTTACTAGGAACCCGTACTTTTAGAAGCTTCATTCTATACGCCCTACTAGGGACTCTATTAAATAAAGCGGAGTCAACCTTTAAACCCATTAAAGCGGTGTTAGGGTAGTTAAGTGGCTGTTTTACTATCTTTGTTAAAGTAGCCCAGTATAGCTGGTTCTGAATATTAGAAGTTGTAGCGTCCTCTGTTAACCTACGAACTCTAATATCCCAAGGACCTCCTGAGGGTAAGTCTATTTCATAACTACGCTGATATGGTGAATTTGTCTTTCCACTAATAGTGGGTTGCATGACCTGCACGAATCCTCCACCATTATTTTGAATATCGATTGCAAAGGTAACTGTTCCACCATTAATATCACCATTTTCCGTGTTCTGCACTGTTAATCTAGGTACGGTAACCGTAATTCTACAAGCATTTATATATAGTTCAGGAATAGCTCTAATAACTGGGCCACCTCCTGTATTACCATACTTTACCTCTTGATTAACATCTATTTCTGTGGCTACTGATCCTCCGGTAGGGATAACAGGCTGGTCTTGTACGCCGGGTACAAACGCCCAGGAGAAAGCATTAATGTCAAAATTAGGGGTGCCTTGCTCATTTCTAAGTGGAACGCCATCAAAATAAATACTGCGCTCGGCGTACTCTGGCGAGATTTCACTACCTACTAGTCCGCCTACTTCCCCTTCACAAATAACATCCACTAAACGGGCGTATTGACGAGATCTTAAGGTATTCTTAGCTTCAACAGCCGCCCTGGCACTGCCGCCCCCTTTACCACCTCCACCACTTCCTATAATTAAGTTATTTTCACTCATTTAAGTATACCTTATTAGTCGGTTTTGGTTGCAGCGAATCGGCCAACCACGCTAAAAATACCGGATTTACGCGTAGTATTAGTAGATGTTCCGCCAATGGGTTCTTCTACTGAAATTAGCTCTGCACTTATAACGTGGGATCCCACAAGCAACTCCCCGTATCCTACAGGTACTGCATAACCAGCTCCCATAGTGTTTACTGGCCCGTCAAACATATAACTTGGTGTTTGCTCTGGGGGCTTCATACCCTCCATTTTAGGGGGTGACGGTGCCAATAGTTCGGCTACTCCGCCAAGAGTTAGAGACATACCCATGTAAAATGACATGGTGGCTGCAAAAGCTGTTAAACTTTCAAACATAGCTGCACCACCTACAGGCCCGCCCAGCATAAATGCTACAGCAACTAGAGCAACCCCTATAATAATTCTACCCACAGCACTAGCCCCGGCTACTACTGGGATGATTTTAATAATTTCCTTGTTGGATACTGGGTTAACTAGACTGTCTGCGTCTATAGATTCTTTATTAATGCGAACAACGTATCCAGGCTCTGAGTGCTTTTCTAAATGCTCTCTAAACCCGGATACCATAATACATAGAGCCCTTATAGCTTCGGCAACACTGCGTACCTCTAACTCAAATTCTTTTCCAAACTTTTTTGCTAGCTCACCGTAGAGCTTTATAGTTTTCATTTTAATAGCTCCTTGTGCCTAACTATAGCTACTGTGGACTTCTGCCAATAGCCTCCGTACACGTCAATACCACTCAAGCGATTAGTTAAGTGTTGCAGCATTCTAGTATTACCCAGATAAATGCCTGCATGGTTTGGTACCTGAGATCTGCACTGCATAATTACAACGTCATGGGCTTCTAGAGTCTCCAAAGGTACTTGAACGAACCCTGCTTTCTCAAAATTATCCATATATAGGTTTTGACCCTTCATCCACCATGCCTCGTCTCTGGAAAAGTCTGGTATCTCTATATTTAATTCCAGCCTATAGTAATCTTTAATAATAGAATAGCAATCAAAAACTCCGTGTACAAATTCTCTGCCCTCTAAAGGGGCTACGTAGCCTGTTGGTTGTATTACTTTATATGAGCCTATAGGCTGATTAACTATTAGCCAGGGTATACCAGAACGCTCACATCCTACTAAGTCTGCTTGGCTTGGTTCAGGTGGGATACCGTAATGAGAATGAACAATACCGCATACAGGCCCTAAGTCCTCACATTCTGCATAGTCTTCCGGCCTTATAATGAACTGATCGCCGGATTCTGAAATGTTTGTACAGCGCTGGTATACTAACCTAGACTCCAGCTCTACAATGACGCCACACGATTCTCTTGGAATCTCGTCTTTTGCATGATCTAGGGCTGCTTTAATTATATGCTGTGGAAACATTAGTACCTCACTAAAGCTACGCCTGGAAAGCCCCCAAAAGGTAGGCCTGCATTACCAGAACTTGGAAACCTTAGCTTACAGCTATCGATTCGCTTACCGCACTGGTCTTTGTCTAGTATATTAGTAGGCTCATCATTTTCATCTGCTACAGGGCCACCAGCGTATCCGCACTCAGCACTACGGTACTTCCAATTACATACATTAGCTGCTACAACTCGTTTTGGTAGCTTAATACCCTGCACGTCTAGTAAAGCTGCTAGCTCAAATTCTATTAGATACTTTGTTTCTGAAGTTTTTCTATTGATAAAGAAAATATCTCTATCAAATTCAGCAGTGGGATCTGCTAGAGGATTAATACCTCCGGGAAAGTTTACAGGGTCTAGAAACTTAGCAAAAGTTCTAATTCTTGTAACCTTAGATCCTATTAGGTCGTCCATTTCGCGTACTACTGCTGATAATAATCCTGTTACATTTGCAACCCGTACAGTAGGCCTTGGTATAGTACCAGAGCTACGCCACTCAAATCCTGTAGCTTCGATAGGAAAGGGGGCATATTCGTTACCATTCCAGACTACGTACCCATTTAACTGATTTGTACCTGCGTGAAATCGTAAAATTGAGCCACCTACGTGGTTTCTGGTATCTAACTCGAATAGCTCTATAATAGCACTAGGTGCTAATTTTTGTATTTCTTCAGCAATTTTGGGAGTCATTTTTTCCTATTCACTTTTTAGAGTTTTCCATGCTATGATAGCACATAGCATGGAAAATTTCAACCAAATTTAATCAAATACCTGCTTAAACGTAGCACTAATAGTTTTGGAAATATGAGAAGTATCTGTTTCCGACCACTCCATACACACTACTCTGTAAGAAGTGTTCGTGCCTGGAGGCGTCCAAGAAAAGGATTCACTACCGTTTTGGGACTCTAGGAAGCTAATTATTTGATTAGCTGTATCAATTCCCCTATTTTCAAACGTCAGCTTCCACTCTCGCAAAATGTTATTTATACCATCAGGTACTCTCTGCGAGTACCCATCTCCAAAACTAATCTCTCTAGTTCTCGTTTTTGTAGACTTAGAAATATTCTTTGAAGGGACAAAAGTAAATGTGCCTGCCATATTACCTCACTAAAATTCCGCCGGGCCTCATTTGATCCATCATTTCCTTGTGTACTATGCCTTTAATTTGAACGGCTAAGTTCTTACCAAACTCGGCCCCGCCTTTAACGTCAGTGTCACTACTGCCATCACTATTTACTGTAACAGAAATATTGGTATCTCCCATTACCACTTGGCTACCTGTACTGCCCTTAAGCGTAACAGGTATTGTGCGGTTGTCGGGAAGAGGGACATAAGCCTCGTTCTGACGGCCTTCACCGTACAATGCTAGTTGTGGGCTTGTAGCTATCCCTCCCCGAGCGTACTTTTCTAGCTTAAGGGGGCCGTAGTCCGTCATAACGCCACCCTTAGCAAAGGGGATACCATAAGTGCCAGAGCCTAGCCCGGCTGGTACAGAGCTTATGGAAGGTGCTGCAGAGGCAAAAGATGCTGCGCCTGCTGCTGGCGCAAAGGCCCCGGCTACCATACCTATTCCTTGACCAATAAGGTTAACTAAAGCGGACTTTAAATATTGTGCAGCTAAGTCCGCAATTACTTGACTAAACATAGACCTAACAGCATTGGCCATATTCTTGGCGGAGAACTCACCTTTTATGAACATCTCAGTAATTTTGCTAGATACATCTTCAACGGCCGATAGCATATTAGTGGCAAAAGTATCCCCTAAGCTTCCGACTTGTTTGTCTGCTTCTTCGATACGGTACCTTAGGTTCTCTGCAAAGTTACTAGCATACTCTTTGGAGAATAAGCCTTCGCCAGTACGTTCTGCTTGGGCCATACCCAACAACATAATGTTGCGCTTAGCTTCAGCTTCCTGTTTTGCGCTTTGAGCCAGCGCTCCGGCTATTTTTAATCTTTCAGTATCTATTTGAAGTTGCAGATTAGTCTCTGCGGTAATATTCCCTTGGGCTCTAGCCACATTTTGAAGCTCCTCATATTGCTTAATTTTTTGAGCGCTTAATTTAGTTTCCACCGCTACTAAGTCGTTCTGTAAGGTCAATATGGTTTGAGCTGTTGAAGCTTGATCTTTATAAGAGCTGTTGATATCTGAGACTAAAGCCTGCTGCAGGGATATACCCGCGTTAACTTTTTCAGTTATTAAGGAGGACTGAAGCTCCGAGGCTTGAATCTCTAAGTTGGCAAGTGATAGCCGTTCTACTAGCTTTAATCGAGCTTCTGCGGCCCTATTAATCTGCAGCTCTTGCTCTTTTAGCAACTCCCCGGCCTTCCAGTCTACTGGTTTGAATTCTCTTAACCGTTGAAGCTCCTTTTCCACCGTCTGACGTTCCTGCAATAAAGTATTTATTTCTTTACTAGTCTGGGCAGAAGTTATTTCTGCTTGATTCATGTTAGCTAATACAGGACTAATAGAACCATACAGCTGCTGCGTTTCTGTTAGAAGCTTGACTCTTTCATCGAGAGTTTTATTTTGAGCGTCTAAGCCCATTTTTGCTTCCGAGGCCGCAGCTTTGTCTAGTCGTACTACTTTTTCTAGGGTAGATAGCCTCTTAGCCTGCGCGGCATCAAGCTTACCTTGCACAGCTAAATTAGCTAACTGTAGTTGTGTTAAAGCATCGTATGCGGCCAATAACTCTTTTATTTTTGCAGGGTCCGCCTCATCTCTAACTTTACTAGCTAAAGTTTGGAGCCCTGATACACCTCGGAGCTCTTCTGCAGAAACACCACTAATACCTGAAACTTCCAGACTTCTGGATACCATACTAGCTCTACTACTTAGTAGTTGAGCTATCTGACTTTGTTGGGTTCTTAAAGCCTCTGATTCTTTTGAAGCTATTGCTTCTTCGCGCTGAATACGTGCAGCTTCCGAAGCCCTAGTTTGTCCGCCGACTAGCCCTTCACCAACGTTTATTAAACGTAACTGGCGGTTTAACTTAGCAATAGCTGCCTCACTATTTATAGCTGCCAAGGCCATTTCTTTAGTAGAACCCGTAAGGTCGATAGTAAATGCAGTTAAAGACTTATATACATTATTCTGCTCTAA